GCCCCGGCGACGCGCGCGGCGTCCCTAGCGGGGCTCATTCCGATTCAGAAGTCGCAGTTATCCGGGCGAGGTTTCCGCAAGCCTGAGCGTGCTTTGATGTCTGATATCCATCGTGCGCCCGCTAGCGCCGCTCTCGAGTCGAGAGACGTTGCCGGGGTCGATGTTGCAGCGGATCGACTCTTTCCAAGAGTCGACGTCCTGCAGGAGCCCTTCGCCGTTTTCGCCGTCCTCGTCGAGGATGCGAGCGATGAACGAGCGGTAGAGCACTTCGGTCACGGTCTCTGCCGGCACCTTGAAGTTGGGATCCGGCGTGGTGTTGTCCGCCAGGTACTTGTGCTTCATGAGGCGAAAACCCTGGTAGGTCGCCTGATCGCGCGCCAGCCACTTGTCCGCCAGGTAGTCCATGAAGGACACGCGGTGACGCTCGGCAGCGCGGAAGTCGTCGATGGTGCCGGCGGCATTCTTGCTGCGCGTCGACACCGACATGATGAGGAACGAACCGGTGTTGTCGCTGCCGATCGGTGTGATGCCGTCGGTGATCGCGTCGTTGGCTTCGGTCGCCGTGGGCCAGTCGTTCGGGTCGTACTGGGGACGCAGGAGCCAATCGGTCCCGCGGTAGTTGTCGGGCACGAAGTTCCGGCGGATCGACTCTTTCTTGCGGTGAATCGCGACCGTTTGGGCCACGAGCTCGGCGCAGTCGTGCTCGCTGTTTTCCTGCCAGACGATGTAGCGACGCTCGTAGTTGATCGCATTGGCGATCGTCGTGAGCGCCGACTGAGTGCCCGTGTAGGCCGTCCACGCCGAGCAGCGCAGGCCTGGATTGGGTTCGCTCTTGTTGGAGACGTGGGTCTTGATGATCGCGATGGCAGTCGACGACCAGACCGAGAACCCCATGTAGTAGTAGCTGGCGCTCGTGAAGTTGGCGAGCGCTGATGTCAGCCCGGTCAGCTCGGTCGTGGCGCCATCGGCGCCAGCCGTACCAGTGCCCAGGCCCAACGCGGCGCCACTCGTAGCGACCACGACGTTCTTGCCGCTGTCGACGCTCGCACGAAAGCGCAGGACGCCAACCGTGCCGTCACCGGAGCTCGCACCAGCAGTCTTGGCAGTCAGCGTGACCACGCCGCCTGCATTGGCCGCAGTCAGCGGCAGATGCTGCTGTGCGTTGATCTGAGCGGCGATGTTGTCGCCGATGGTCGTGACCGTGTCGGAAGTCTTGAACCCGATCGTGAGATCCACGCCGCACACGGTCGCCAGCAGGAGGCCGGTCGCCGTCGGGTTCGAGCCCGATGACATCGTGACCGTGATGGTTCCGGTGGCGGTAGCGACGCCCGCGCCACTCGACGGCGCGTAGGGCACGATCCAAAGATCGGCGTCCTTGTCGACGAGCAGATGAAAGCGGCACATGCGATGGCCGAATGAGCCAATGCCAGCGATGTCGATCGCGTCCTGCTCACGGTTGACCTTGTAGGCCTGACCGTTGGTGCCGGTGCCCGTGGAGAGCTTCGGCGTGAAATACACGACCCGGCGCTGGGCGCCAGAAGCCGTCGAGGGGCCTTGGCCGAAGTCGATTTCGACGGCCGAAAAAGGCGCACGCCAACTGCTCGGGTAACCGAGAATGGGGATGAGCGACATTCAGATCATTCCTTCGGAGGCGCCGGCGGCTTGACCGCGGACTTCTTCGACATGGGGAACCACTCACCGTCTTGCCCGCGCTCGAGCGGCACGAACGGCACGCGGCAGTACTTCGCGGTGTACTCGTCGGCCGCGTACAGCTCGCCGCGGGAGCACTTGCGCGCGAGGTGGCGCGCGTCGTCGTCGGTCTCGCTGACCTCGGACGGCTCCGCGCTGGCTGGGTATGAGCGATCTTCGGGCTTGTAGACGCGGCCAACGAAGCGGCGCGCCTGATTGCCGACGTGACTATTCGGCCATGCCGTGGAGTGACCCGGCATCGTGTGAAACTTGAGCATGTGTCTCCCGGTTCAGAAGCGCGTCGCGAGCTTCGCCATGCCGCGCTCGAGCGCTTGCCCGAGCACTGCGTAAGCGCCGAAGGTCGCGCGGTAGAACGTCTTGTAGGGGCGAGTGCCCGGGTGATTGACGGAGCGACGAAACACGACGCCGCCGCGAGTCACGAAGCGGAGCGCCTTCGCTTTGCGGGCTCGGATCACGTGCGGGCGCGAGCCACCGTCGAGAATCGCCGCGATCTTGCTGTCGTTTTGGATCTGCAGCAGGCGACCGCTGCCAAGTCGGATGATCTTGTGCTTCGTCGCCTTCTGCGTCTTGCCGGTGCGTGGATTGAAACCCGGGTAGCGGCGCACTAGCTCTTCGGCAGCGAGCCCAGCGGCTTCGTTGGCTTCGTCGAGCAATTGCTCGTTAGCCTGCAGAAACCGTTCGTGCTTCTCGTGCAACTCGTCGAGGTTCGCGAGCTGCAGCGTGAAGGCGATCATGGCAATGGGACTGCGGAATCGGCGACAACAACCGTCTTGAGACCTTGCTCAGTGCCAGTGCGCAGCGTGAGGCTGGTGCCCTGGTACGAGCCGGCAGACGGGAAGGCAGCGTCGTTGAGTCGCGACAGCTCGGTGGTCTCGAGCGTCATCGACACTGCATGGTACTTGGGGCCGTTGCTCGCGAGCTGCGCAACGCCGTACTTGTAGTCGACGACCTTGCTCGTGCTGAAGTTGCAGCAGGCATCTCCCGGGCCCAGAACGTTCTTCGCGTAGCCGTTTGGATCCACAGCGTAGGCGCGGTGCCCGGACTCGCGCATCGTGAGATGCAGCACCCGCGCGATAGCGATGAGCGATTCCCGCAGAGCTAGCGAGTTGCCTAGCGAGAGCGGCCCTAGGATGTAGTCGACATCCCAGCGGCAAGTTTCGCGGCCGCGCTCGAGGGAAAAGTCATCTACTTGGACGGGTGCGTCCGCACGACAGACCGACAGTAGCGGGAACTTCGTGCCGACTTGCTGGAGCGCTTCGGGCTCCGGCATGAACGGCAGCTTGGTCTCTACCGGCGAGCTATTTAGGAGCGGGGTGCCATCGGTCGCGGCGGCCCAGCGGGGCGCCAGCTCGGCGATGATCGCAGCAGCGAACAACTCAAGCAGGATGTCGCGGGCCGGATCGAGATCAGCAAGATCGGCGCTGGTGCTAGGAGCGAGCGGGAAGCTCAGCGCCCCGATGCTCTGCTGCACTGAATTGCTGGCGGTCACGACTTTTCAGAGGGAACGCAAACCAGCGTCCAGTGCAGTGCCCGATCGGTCTTTACCTCTTTGACGGCGAACAACGCTCCTTGCGGATACGCCGGACCGGTGATCCTGACGTGCACTTCCACTTGGGCGGCGACCGCGGGCACTAGCTCAGAAAACGCCGTGCCGCCTGAGGAGTTATCCGGCGTGATCGGCCCGACCGTGCAGGCGCCATCGGCGAGGCCGGCCAAGGTGCGCTGCTCCTCGTTGAGGAAACGAACCTTCGGCGGGAAGCCGCCGAGTTCAGTGATCGGCTCCGTCGTTTCGAATTTGCCACCGCGGCCGACGTAGGCGCCTGCCCAGGTCCCGATCACGATCGCGACCGAGTAGGGCCGTAGCCCATGCTCCCCCGGCACCCTTCGCGCCCTGCCCGCAATTCGGCGGTAACGGTCGAGACGGGAGGAGGGGAGGGACATTAGTAGACCGAGAGCGCCCCGCCACCAGAGCCACGGCGCCAGCGGTTGAGACTCACGTCTCCCAACACGGAGGCGAGTTCGTCGCGCCAGAACATGAGCGCTTTGGCGGTCGAGCCAAACAGCGTCATGCCAGTTTGGTAAAACGCGACCTCGTCTACCTGCTTGAGGGCACCTTCACCGAAGATGCCAGCTAACTCATCCTTGACGGCTCGGATCCGCGCGAGAAGCTCTCGCACGATGCCTTCGCCCCCATCAACGTAAACCTGATAGGTGCCTGAGTGCGCCTTGGTAAGCAGCACGGTCACGGCCGCGCCGGAAAGGTTCTGAACAGTCGCCGACTCTTGGCGGTCGTCAACGTCCAGCCAGATACGTGCGCCGGTGGCGAAACCCGTCGCCGACGCCAGCGTGAGCGTTGCCGGCGCGGGAGTTGTAGATGCCGCCACCGTCGTTGCCGACGTTGTGGTGGCCCCAGCCGTCATGTACGTGGCAATGACCTGGTCAAAGACCATCGCCACGCCGATGAACGGCTCGGCTCCCGTGCTCAGCACGTTCCAGCCGAGCTCGGCCTTGATGCGAGTTAGCTCTGCGGTCGAAAGCGCCACGAGCGCCTCCGATCAGAAGCCCGAGACGCGGCGGTAGTGCCAGCTGAATGCGTAGGTGTCGATCGATGCACCCGTAGCCACACCGTTGACGATCGCGGCCCGGATCCACTTCCAGCCAAGGGCTGACGGCGGGAGCGGG